TGCCATCAAGCTTATTTCTTCGCACCACAGTTCCTTCGATAGTCGGGGTGGAAAAGGTGATGCTGTCGCCCTTGGTGGCGAGGTTGGTAGCCGGGATGCCGAATACCACACGATAAAGCCAGAAGTATCGATATTTACCGTTTGACTTCTTGGCCCTGAAGCCAACAGCCACAGGGGAACCACCATCCTCACTGCCAGACACGACGACGTTATTATCGTCAAGCGTTGCTCCTGTAAGGTCCTCAGCCGCCGTTACCCCGATATCGTCAATGCCAAGGGAAAGAGTTCCGCTCTTGAATTCCTTCACGATTTCAGCAGGACCATCATCGGCATACAGCGTTGCTTCAGCAAGCTCTACGGACAAATCCGCCTTCATCGCTTTTGCAAGCGGGATGGGCGTGCCGTAGGTTTCATTGCCGCTCAAGTCCTCTGTGATTTTGGCGTAATAAAGTTTATCTAATCCGATAGTCGCCATTTGTTAATCCTCCAATTCGTAGTTTTTCGCCACATCAATGGCGTAATGGTGATAGCCGGTATCATCCTCATGACCGATGTACCGGCGGTCCGTTATGATGAAATCCGCATCTAAGAGGATACGGACAATTTGGTTTTTGAGAGTTGTATAGCTTCCCTTGTCAAATAGGGATATCCGCGCCTCCTGGATTTCATGCCGTGGTTTATCGTCGGTATATAGCTCGAACGTATCAACCATCGGTGTGATCACAGCGTAATGATCTGGCGCAGGCTCAGAAAACACGCCCGTCTCCAAAGGAACGAGGGGTGAGATGAGGGTGTTGAGTTCACTAAGAAGGCTCATATCTTATCAACCTCCAACTCAAACGCCCTGATCATCGCATCCACACAGGCATTTTTACTTGCCGCTTTCGCGGGCTTCAGAAAAGGTTTAGGCGGCTGGCCATGTTTGCCATACTCTAAAACGCCTGCAACCATAGCATTGCTTTTGCCATCCCTGCGAGGCTCTGAAAAGCCGACCTTGACGTTGAAATTTCCGTCCCGGTCTTGTCTGGCAGAGGAGACTCCAAGGGCTGAAACAAGCTCACCGGTGGATCTGCTATCTTCCTTCGTGCCATTTCCAATAACACTCTGGAGGTTGCTTTTTACTTTAGACTCGACAACCTCGCCGCCTGCTTTCAGTACGCGGGGAATAATTTCATCTGTTTTCTCGCCAAGCCTTGAGAGCTTCATCAGGAAGTCCTCCGGCATTTTAAATGTTGTTTTAGCCACTGGGTTTCACCTCCTTGGCAAGAACCTCAAGATACATGCCGCGCCCTTTGACATCTTCCACCGAGGTAATTTCAAAGCGACCCTCTTTGTTCACCACAATCATCGCAGTCGTAATGGTTGCACCGGGTATGCGGCGAAAACGGAAAAGGTCGGTGGCTTCAGAGAAGCTGGCTCTGTTTGCCCATTTCTCATTGCCGTGCCGACCTTCCCGATACGCTTTGACGGAGGCGATGATGTTGTCAACTTCCGTCCGGAAACCCTCAGCATCTTTAATGGTCACTTTTTCAATGATGTCAATGAAGGTGTTCATCTTTCCATAGCTCATAATCACACCTTCCAATCCCGGTCCAGCCGAAGTAAGAGGTTGACCGTATTCCAGACTTGCTGCCCAGCCTGGACGTTGTCTGCAAAAAAGCCGCCCGTGCTGCCGTCCCTTGATTCATAGAAGTGTGACGACAGCATGATAACGGCTTGCTCGGTGGTGGGCGGCATCGGATTATCAGTATAGAAGTTTTCGGGCAGATGCTGATAGCTCTCGGCGTACCTGACGGCAGCGGTGATGTACATCTGCAAAAGCTCATCATCTGCCGAGTGCTCAAGAATGAGGTTTGCCTTAACTTTTTCAAGCAGTGTCATACCATCACCATCCTTTCATTGTTCTTAACTATCAGCCGCCATCAGGCCAGCAGCTTTTAACTTTGCAAGCAGCGCGTTGAAATCAACAACAAGTCCAGCAATGGTTGTAGCGGTTGAGTCTGACTGATTTTCAGCCGGAGTAAACTGAGAAGGAAGCCCCGTTATCGAGGCTCCCTCTTTAATTTCAAGTGTG